GACAGCCTCGGGCTGTTGTTCCCGTCCAGGACCTCCAAGGGCTTCTGCGGGAGGTACGTGTTCGACAGGTCAATGGCTTCTATCCCCGTCTTGTTCGGGTAGCCCGGGGCGTAGAACTTGGCCCGCTTGCCGATCAACTGAAGGGCCGTCGTACACTGGCCGCCCACGCTGAAGCTGTGGGCAAAGCTGTTGCAGTAGTAGAAGCAGTCCAGGTACGGGATGAAGACCGGGTAACCGGGCCTCAACTCCGGGCGCAACGGGATCGTGACGCTCGCCGAGTTGATCGCTGCGTTGGCGATGTCCATACGGTTGACGGAGGCGAAAAACAGGCTCTTGCTGTCGTTGAAGTAGGCGACCTCAAAGTCGAGGGGCCGCCATCCGAACTGGGCCACCAGCCGGTAATCGATGTACTGTCCCTGAACGCCCCACTCGCCCTCCAGGCCAGTGCCCAGGGTGTTCTTGAACCCCGGCCCCTTGCCTGTGACGTAAGTGAACTCGGGCTCCTTCTCGTCGAAGTTGATCGAGATGATGTCGATGTCCTCGATCCGATAGACCCGGCTCGACGAGGTGTCCAGGTTGTACATCGGCGGCTTGAACACGAAGTCGCCGTCGACGTCTTGGAAGAACTCAAAGCCTGTGATCTCACAGACGGCAACGGCGATGTCGTGCTTGGACTCGTAGGTGGATTCGAACAGTTGGACCTGCCCGTAGTTCCCTATGTCCGCCGTGAAAGCCTGCATCTCCCCGAGGTTCATCTCAAACCGGGGGTACGTGCCGTCCACCCCACCGGGGGCTGACCGTCGGGAGAACTGAAGGGCGTCCAGGAGGCCGGAGCTACGCAAGCCCAGGGCCTCTGACTGTTGCATCACGCCCTTGTTGGCCGACCCTCCTGTGGGGTTGAACCTATGCTTCATCAAGCCTGTAAGCTCACTGCTCTTCGTGCGGGACAGCCAATCGGCCTGTGCGGCGTTGAACAACTCTCCGCTGGCACCGTGCAACCGGAGCTTCACCTGTCGGTTCTGGAAACGCTGCTCCCAGTACTTCAAGTTGAGGCTGAACAGGGAGTCACCCGTGATCCCTGATGCGTCCTGGTTCGTGGACTGTGAGAGTGCCCACGAGACACCCGCCGCAGCACCGCCCACGTCGTTGTGGAGCGTGTAGATGATCTCGTAGGGGTGCATCCCGGTGAAGTTGTGGCCCACCAGGCTCACCTTGAGCTTTGAGTTCTGAGGTCGGGCACCGAACAGGGAGGCGTTCGTACTCACCCTCTGGTACTGCCAGAAGTGCAGCATCGAGGCACACTGGACGCTGATCGTCTTGGTCGGGCCAGAGCGGGCCGTCCCCACCTGTGTCACCACCCCATGGAAGACGTGGTAGTAGGGGTAGGCCAGCACGTCCTCAAGCCCCTGCCCTGCAAGCCCTAGCTCCTCCAGCAAGGAGGGCTCAAAGTCCGCCGACGTGGGAGTCACGGGGGCCGGAGGACCCATCGTACCGTCTACTTGTTCCGTGGCCGTGCTCATCACCTGGTCGAGGGAGGGGATGCCGTCAGTGCCGGGGAGTCCGCTGTCAGACCCCCACGCACCATTAAAGTAGTCGGCCTGCTCCCCCATGCCGTTGGTGTTGAGCCACCCGATAGCGCCCCCGGTGCCCCCACCCCAACTGCGCTCCGTGGACATGTCGGCCTTGCCGTCCCCGTTCGTATCGATCCGCATCCACGACATCGAGGGTTCACCCTCTTTGAAGCCGTAGGAGCCCCGGTAGTCATAGTGGTTCGTGGAGGTGCGCCTGCCCGTCTTAGGGTTCACGTACATGCCGTGACCGCCGTCGGGGATCTTGCCATCAGCGGCGAGCTTCTTCTGTCCGGCCCAGACCTCTGCGGGTGGGACTTCGGCCCCGCCTTGGCCCGTCTTGACGACGTAGTCGGTGGCTGCCCCTGTGCCGTGGTTGGATTCCTCACCGCCCCGGTAGCTGCTCCGCACCTCCACACGTCCTGCGGGGTACTTCTGCCGCCAGTACTGCTCTACGACCTCCATGGCCGCCGCACTGTAGACGGCGGACTCGCCGACACTGCCGCCCTGGTCAAGGGCGTCCATGCCCCGACCCTTCCACTTGGCGATCATGTCCTCGTCGAGGGTCGCCTGTTCAACAAGCACCTGGCCGGAGGCGTCAAAACCCCCACCTTCGGGCGGGTTCTCCAGGTTACGGGGATCCCCGAGATTCGAGTACAGGCCCTTCACAGGGAAGTAGCCCCGCTCGTAGACCGTGACCTCCAGGCCCGGGCGGATGAGCGCCCGGGCGTCCCGGAACAGGGACTCGTTGGTGGCGAACGGAACGGACATAGTGAAGCTGGCAGAGGCCGCACCAGGTTCTGTACCCCCGTCCACGGAGACCTCAGTGACGAACTTCTGGATGTCAATCCGTCCGTTGCACTTGGGGCAACCCGGGATCGTCAGGTCTCCGTTAATGTAGACCAGGGCATCAGGGGTGTGCTGGACGAGCTTGCGCCCCTCCATCTGCCACGTCCCGACGTATGGACGATGCTCGATACCCACTAGACCTCCACCTGTGCCACTTCGGTTTCCTCTTGTGTCTCAGGAGGTTGGAACCCGTTTGAACTGGGGTTGATCTCCGTCGGACGCTCTGCTTCCGCCACGTCCACGGTGTCCCCGCTGTACCCGGCGATGACTCTTCCCTGCACGGACACGTTGGGCTTGCTGGTGAACAGGTCCACCGAGTACACCCCAGGCCCCTCGTGCCCCCGCTGTGAAGGATCCCTGATATACCGTGAGTCGGTCAGGCTCACCGTGGGGGACTTCATAGGCGTCACGGCAAAGGAGGGCTGCGACGTGTCCGTCATGGAGGACACGGTGAACTCCATGGTGAACTCGATGCCACCGTTCTGCTTGTCCTCCTCGTAGCTGTAGGAGAAGGATTCCATGTTGCCGTAGTAGATCCACCCGTCGTAGTGAATGGACAGGGCACCCACGAACAGGTGGGCGTTCGACTTGCCGACCGTGTCGTAGATGTACCCGTTGTTCTTGTAGAATTGGAAGGCGGTCATCAGGTTCTGCCACGCCTTCGAGTCCCGCTTACTGGCGAACTGGACGCCTCTCCCGCCGGACAGGAACGCACCGCAGCGAGCAGTGATGGAGAGCTTAGGCTGGTCTTCGCCCCACGCATGGAAGATGTAGCCGTGCCTGGAACGGTCCTGGTACTGCTGGATCTTCGTGTACGTGATCGCCATGTTCTGCGGGTTGATCAACAGGACAAGCGGCGGCGTGTTGAGGATCGCCGACAACTGCTGGGCGATGTCCACAGCCGTGTAGAGATCGGCGATAGCGGGCTGACCGTACTTCTGGCCCCCTGTGCCGTCTACGTCCGTAGTCGTACCGTCAGCGGCTGTCTGGGAGGACTTGCTGGCTGCGTTCTGTGTGACGTACTCCTGAGCCCCCTGCGCCTGGTAGCTGATCCCCACGATGCCTGTCTGGGAGAGCTTGGCACGGGCCGCCTGGAACGACGTGATGCCTGTGTTCCCGGCCTCACCGTACATGGCCGGGTTGAAGGCGTTCCTTGGCTTGTCCGTGAACCCAGCGTCCTCCCCAAAGACCATCGGGGGTTCCACCTGGAACATGAACGGGGAGAGGTTCCGCAGGAGGCTGTCCTCCAACGAAAGCGGGGTCGCCCGTGCGGCCTCCAACTCGAGGGACAGTTCGGGTCCGCTCCTCAGTCCGCTGAATGCGTCCGGGGGCGGAGGGTCCGTTACGGCCCTTGAAACCTGCTGAAGGCGTCGATCCCCGTAGTTGTCCCCGCTGATCGTCTTGGGTGAAGGGATAGCCCCTCGTTGTCCGATGGGAACTGTCATTTCAGACCCTCCCCGGACAGAATGCCCCCGATACGCCCGCCAAGGCTCCCTGCCAGCCGCTCATTCGTGATCTGGGTGGTCGTGGGCACAATCGAAGCGGGGTCTACGTCACGCATACCTGTGGCCCCGGGTACGAGGCCCCGGTTGTAAGGCAACGTGCGGAACCGCTGGACCTCGTGGTCGATGGTGAACTTGGTAGTCAACGCAAACTGGTAAGGCTTCTCGGCGGCTTCCGTGACGTTGAAGTCTGAGAACCACCCGAAGTAGATGCCACCGTCGAAGGTGATCTTGATCATGCCCTGGAACACGATCTTGCCGGAGGCGTCATAGACGCTGCCGTTGTTGTGGAACAAGGCCAGCATGTCCAGGTACTTGTCGTAGGCGATGGTCTCCCGCCGGGTGCCCTTGGCGTCGTAGGCACCAGGGCCGCCCGTCACGTTGGACAGGCCAGAGAAGACCCGCTTGAACCCGCCCGTGGCCATGTTGAAGTCGATCCCATCGACGCCCTCGCCCCAGTGCTGCTCAACGAAGCCGCCCTTCGTCTGGATCCGCTCAATCATCTTCGTGTAATTGAGGCTCATCGAGCTTGGGTTGACGTGCAGGACCATCGCCAAGCCGTCCGGGAGGATGCTGGTCTCATGGTCCGGGGCAAGGATGTCGAACACGACTGGCTTGGTCCCCTTGTTGGTATCGAACTCATCGTCCTTCGACTTGAACGCCGACCGGAAAACGGGCGTGACATTGGTGCGGTGTCCCAACGGCATGGCTTAACCCAGAACCCCGGCCCGCTGGGCCTTCTCGATGGACTTCATGACGCCAGGGCCGTCGTTGTAAAGGTGGAACACGTTGACGGAACCGCCAGCGCCGCCCTTGGAGATGGCCCCTCCAGGCTTGGC